TCAAACCCGGCTATACGCTGACCGCCGTAGGGTTGGTAGCCCAGATCAGCAATCGCTTCTGCTTTGCCGAGGTACTTTTCGACATAAGGCCGCGCATATTCAGGGATGCTGGTCTGGGTGATATTCTGGCTAGTGGGCTGACTGCCCCCACCACCCTCGCTGTACAGTTTTATTTTCCCGCCTTCTTTTTTGAAAGCGCCGAGGTCGCCGGGTACGCACCCCGCCTCCATCATGCCAAATGAGATACGGCTCATATAGATACTCCTACGACTCGGTATTTTTCTTTAAAACCGTAACGTGTCCACAAACGTGCTACGGATTCTCTGGCACTCCCCTCAATCTTGGTTGCGCCATTAACCAACATAAAATTCTTCAATTGCTCAAATGTATCTGCGTTTGTAATTAAACGACCGCCTATCGACATGATGTAGCCCACACGTGCATCAGGACGGTTGAAAAAGTTAATAACCGCCGCGCCGTGAATTTTGTTTTCTTCATCCACAGCAATTAACGCTGCCCAAGTACCGTCAATCAAGCGCATTTTGTACTGATCCAGCGTGTACTCGTACGTACCCCCTGCCTCCCACGCACTTCGAATAAACGGTTCGATGTGCGGCCACATTACATTTATGTACTGAAGTTCAATGCACTGTATCTTCATGCGGGCAGATGCTTATCTGCTCTACTGTTTACTGCTACTCGTTTTTTGCCTACCGTTTTGTTTCGGGCTTTTTGCACACGGTCCATCATCGCGTACAGCTTCCGCGCTCCAGCTTCTGTGGAGCCGTTACCGAGTTCGGACACGATGCGTGCAGGGATAACAAATTCACCATCAGCGAGACGAGCAGGCTGCCGCTGACCAATAACAGCAGGAATAGAATCCGAAACTCCATCGCCGGGTCCTTTCAATAATCTGCCACCATCAGAGTAACCACCAAGATTTGCAACGCCCCCGTATGCAAAACGCTGCTCACCTGTGTACGAATCAACCGGCGCATCAAGTCCAGTTGATATGACATTAGCTGGCATCGGATGCTGCATCATCGGGTTGCTATACATCGGGGTCTGAAACTGCGACTGCGGATACATCAAATTGTCCCCCACCGAGTTCATAGCTGACATCTGTTCAACGGAGCCACCCACTGCGTATTCCGGTTGCTGCTGCTGTCTTTGTGCTTGTTCTGCCAAACGCCTATCCATCATGGCGTAGAAGTTGGACATATCACGAGGACGTGCGGCTTCTTGTTCAGGAGTGCGCATAGCGCCTTCCAAGCCAATCGCACCGCTGTGCGTCACAAACGGTTTTGGTGCCAATGGTTTAGTTAGTTTGGTCAAATACTCTTCCGACTGCATCAGCGTTTTCTTTAGTTCCGCCGGAGTCATACGCTGCTCTTGGGTGTAGTACTTCAGCCCTTCAGGGTCAATCGTCCGCCCCAACAAATCGCGGTACATGTTTGCCGCTTGGGTTGCCGTGGCGTAGCTGGCTTCTTTCTTCGCGGCTGCAAGCTGCTGTTGACGTGCAGCATACTCGGGCGATGCTTTAAGGATAGTGTCTAACTCAGAAGGCGAAAACTCACGTTTGGTGTAAGCCGCGATGCCTTCAGGGTCTACGTCACGTCCAAAGTACTGCTGATACACAGGGTTCAACGTCTCTGCCGTATACGCTTGCGGGTCAGTGCTAAGTTTGGGTGTAGTAGGCATGCCCGGACCGCTTTTCTGTACAAACTTACCAATCTCTCGGTCGTAATCGTACTTATACGGGTCTTTTATTTTTTGAGGATCGTACTCATCGTAAGGCGAACCGCTGCCGGGACCGTATGGCGGTGGTCTATACATAAAATGCGGGTCCATACCGCCGACGTAGTAATAGTCGTCTTTATCTTCGTCCAGTGGGCGAGTGCCGGTGTACCGTGTGTAACCGCCACCCGCAAAACTTGCCAAGCCCATCAGTCCACCCCCCGCAGCATACTCAGGCCCCGGTGCTTCGTATGGTTCCAATGCGGTATAGACATCGTCAAAATAACGGCGCTCGGATGTGCCGTAACCTGTGTCGCCGTGACCGGCAGGCTCGTAATTACGCTTTAAACGGTAAGGGCGAATTAACGCCTTAGTTTTACCGGGAGGCTTGAAGTCAGGCCGCGCGGCATTTGCCACACTTGCAATTGATGCAAGTCCTGTGCCGGCAGGCATATTTTCCCAAACGGATTTCAGTCCTTCTACGGGATCAGCGCCGATGGCTTTAAACCCCTGTTTCATTTGAGTAAAATCAGGACTATAACCACCACCGTCTAAAAGTCTAGGGTTAGAACTTGGATCCCTTCTCATAAAATTTGGCAAGACTCCCTGTGCACTTGACACATTACTTACCGGATTTCCCAATGCTGCTTGCGCAGCATCTATATTTATTGGGGCACCGCCATAATAAGTAGAAGACGTAATAAGCGGCATTGGCGTAACCGTTGATGAAGCAAACTTATGGGCAGGATATTTAGAGACCAACTGCGTGGGGATAGAGATTGGAGTTGTAGAAAGACCGCCCGTGTAAGCCGAACTGGGGCCAAATATTACACCTGCGGGGTTTGTGCCAATAGCAGCGGTTTTGAGCGCGTCTAACGCTGGGGTTGATCCCGGCGGAAAAACAGGCGCTCCCTGTATTGCCCTTGCTGCGCTTGCTGCGCCTGCGGTTGCCGCATTTGCGCCTGCGGTTGCTGCCTTTGCGCCAGTAGCTGCCAGCCCTTGTCCAAGACCCGCCCCGCCAAACGCACCAAGACCGGCCATCAGCCCCTTATTCAAACTGCCCGTAGCCAGCCCTGTCAAACCGCCAATAGTCAGTGCAGTGGACAAAGGATTCGCAGCAAGAAACGAAAGAGAAGTACCGGCAGTCATCGGCGCAAGCAAAGCGCCTGCTACCATCGGCAGAATTTTAGACAGAAAGCCTGCTTCGGGCAGGCCGGTTTCCGGGTTGATTGTTAGACTACCGCCATGCGCAAGCGCCAACGCTTGCAGACCATGCACCTCGTTTGGTGTCATGTGGACAAGAACCGAGTCGCTGCCCCTCCCTTGGGACTGCACTTGCTGGGCTAGATTGTGGACGCTCATCGCTACCTCATCCCTAAAAATTTGTCAAAGTCTATCATGTGGGTGCGTGCATACAAAGCAACTTCACCCAACTTTCCAGTTAGTGCCATCCGAGTAAACGGGCACGTTGGTACTGCCCCCACCAGCCACCGTACTACCAAAAGTGGACACCGACGAGTCGGTGACAAACGCTCTAAATCCCACACCTGACACAGACGCGCTTGGTAATGTTGCTACTGTGTAAACACTACCCAGTTTGAACTGGACAGTGAAGTTATCGATGGTTTTGAAGTACTGCCGCAGGATGCTGTTAAGGGTGTCTTGGTACTGCCGGTCATACTGCACCGGTGCAAACGGCAAAGCGGGGGCTTGTGTAGGCGCAAGAGCGGTTTCCGTAGGGTCTTTAATGTCTGCTATTAGAAGTCGTATGCTCATTAACGTCTACCGTCAGGTCTAACATCAATCCTCGGCACGCCTAACTGCCATTGCGTCCCTTCTGAATTTGACGCCACTCTAAAAGCCATCTGCCGCCCACGTACTCGCGTATAAACTATTTGAGTAAATTCCTGCACGTTGTACGTCCGCGACCCCGGTGGATTACTATTAAGGTCATAGTTTTGCGTGGAATTTACATCTGGCTCGTAAGACGTTCCATACGCAGCGCCGGGGTTTTGACGAGGCTGTGCAGTAAAGGTTACGAAAGGTGTGTTTGGTTCAGGCGTATTAGAACCGTTAAAAGTAATATCGGGTATCAACCGCCATACAAACCCGTAGTTGTGCCCATCGCCAATATCAAAGTCAGACGACTGTATGTAAGCGTTAATTGCAATCGCAGGATCGACACTACCGTCATCGACGCCATCTTCATGAAACACCGTTATGTTGTTGTACGTAGCTGCTTGAGGGAAATCCCGCAATGGGGAGTCTATCCAAGCCGTTCTGCCTAACGTACCGTAATACCACACACGGTCTAGGTAGTTAAAGATGACGTAGCGGTCTATTTGACTAGATTCAGACGAACAATAGAACCACCAGACTTCACTGTAGCCTTCGTTGGTACCTGCAAAAAACTGCGCTTTTTGGTCACGGTTGATGTCTTGGAACACAAACTGACGCAACGAGCAAGGCAGTGTTTCTACACGACCGGAGTACACGTAAAACTTGTCCGTCCCCATCCAGTACACAGCACCCGCCGCAGTAGCTACGACGTTAGGTGAAGCAACAGATATGTTGTCAGCAAGTAACGTAAAACCCCAGACATAGGGCGGCCCCAAGTACTGCATGGAATAGATAGCTGCGTCAGTTAACACAACAATTTCTTGGCGCGTTTGTATCGCACATATTATCTCTGAGCCGCGTGATAGGCGGTAGCTACCCGCTTGTCCAGTAGCCGATAAATCCCAGCCCGCATAACTCTCTTGGTCTGACCAGCGAATTAACAGCGGGTCTAAAACAGAACTGCCGTAGTCATTACAACCAAACGCAATAACAATGCGTGTCGAGTCTGACACCATGACCTGATTGCAAATAGTAGGGCACGAAAAATCTGTGACAGTAGAAGCCCATCCACCGGGGGTAATGGAACTAGGCGACAAAATTACGCCACGCGTAGTAAACGAAGGCGTCGCTGCATTACCCGGCTGCCATATATACAACGCCCCGCCGCGAGGGTTGAATATCAAGTATTCACCAAAGTTCATCTGGCTCCACAAACGCAACTGCAAACCAAAGCCTGTGGTGTAGCCTGAACCCCATGTATCGCGTGACCAAGGCCCTGCACCCCAACCAGTACCGACTGTATAGATAGGAAAGCCTGTATTGATTTGGTAGGCAATCGTCACTGCCGCCATGCTAGAACTAGACGCTGTTCTGTTTGATGTGAGCGTAGCACCGCCGTTCGTAGTTGTGATGTCGCCGGAAACGGCTTCGCGTAACGTAACAGTGTACTGCGTACCAGACAGAACAGAGACGATTTGATACTCTTGGTTGAGCACAGCCGCCGTGACGTTTGTACCGGCAGAACCTAGATCAACAGCACCAGTAATTGTAATGAAGTCATTAACTTGCAACGAGTCGGCATTAACATCTGTGATAGTTAACAGCGACGAGCCGTTCGTAATTGAAAGCGTGATGTCACCTAACGGGCTATTGTCGTTTGTTTCACGCAGTGGTGTGATGTCGTAGTAGGTGCCGCCGTAGTCTTCTACGTAAAACTTTAAGTGGGTGCCAAGACCAAGCAAGTTGTAGTTCTTGAGTGTGATCCAATTCCACAACGAGCGGCATACACCCAAAAAAGTGTTGTAGCTATTCGCAGTCCACCCACCGATCTTCTCAGGATACCCAGAGCGGAACCGCACCTTGTCGCAGTCATACCAACCGCCCTCGTTGGCAAGCGTCGTGCCTTCTCGGTTTACACCGGGGCGAAACTGTAGTTTCTGTAGTGGCATTTTTGCCCCTTACATAGCGGCAATAACAAACGCGAGAAGCTCGTCGTAGCGCACACCTAACCGTGTTTTTTCAACACCACCTTCTACCGGCGTTTTGTGTATAACCCGCTCCAACCGTTGTTCAGTAAGATGTGGGTAATCAGTCATCTCTTCTCGCTCCCACCAAGTATCCGAACAGAACATACCGTAACGTGTGGCATCAAGACCTTCAGCGGTAAACGCATCTTGAACTTCTTGTGCAATTACACCAACATGAATACGTGCTGCATCACCTTTTTCAGCTACGGAATCTTTGAGTCTAAATTTTTTAATTAGCCCTTTGATGCGAACAGCCACGCGTTTTTCAGCGTCGTCAAGGTCTGCAATGTCTTGTTTAGTATTTGCGTCCGAAGTGTTAATTGTTCCAGTTGCCGCATACACAACGGACCAGCGGATACCAGAAGCGCCTAGTGTTCTAGTATTGTCGGCTCCGGGGTCAGTGCCCGTTGTATGTACATTGAGTATTCGTGAAGCACTATAATCAAAGTTAAAGCCGTTCACGTTATAAAAAACCGACGTCGTAGCTGTAAAGTTATACGCCAAGTTGTTAGTTAGAAACCCGCCACCTGTTATTGTGCTACTGGTATTTAATGTAGTAAATCCTGTTGCTGCGCCCGTATCGGAAATCGTTACAACGGAGTTTTGAATTGACTTACCTG